TGATTCAACGTTGAGTAATATGATACTTACAAAAGCAAATATAGAAGGACCTGAAAAATTCTTAACCGTTCTAAATTCAGCAATACCAGACATGTCAGAGGAACAGGTCATAGAATCTATCAAATCTATATCTTATGAAATCGACGAGGCGGAGTTTTTAAAGGTTTTTGACGGTTATATCTTTTCCCATTGTGAGATGTTGAGAAATCATTTAAATTTATCTGTAGATGATTATGTTCTATATGAAAATCTTCCTAAAACAATCAAGGGCATCTGGGAAAGTTTAAAGCTATCATTAGATGACAGATTTAAATTTGATATAAATGATAGTTTTGATGTGGTAACAAAAAAATCTTTCTACAGTAAAAAAGATCTGATCAAAAATTATGACAATTTACACGCCGCCGTCTCAAAATATAATGGTGAGTATAGTTCAATGACATTGACTGATGGATTCTGGACTACTAAAGTTGTTGACTTTTGATACACATCATTGTATAGTATTAGAAGTTAGTATACTGACTACAGATTGTACCGGAGATTATATATGACACAATTTTCAGATTCTGATATTAATAAGCTAAAACGACTGGTTACTGAAGGTATCCAAGTTAAAGAAGAAGTTAAAACACTAAACGAAGGACTGCGCGATACTGTCAAGTCTATCGCAGAAGAGCTTGGCATTAGTCCAAAAGTTCTTAATAAAGCTATCGCTATTGCACATAAAGCAGAATTCGACAAGAATCGTGAAGAATTCGAAGAGCTTGAAAGTATCCTTGCGTCAGTGGGCCGTAATCATTAAATGATATTAAATCCTATTTTTTCAATAGACAACTATCACCAAGAAAAATTTGGCTGCAAGCATCCTAAAATTCAAAGAGGATGGGGCCAGATCTATGATGTTATCTTTAACGAGTTAGGTGATAAGATTGATGTTATTACTGAAATAGGTATAGGCAATGCATCATGCCAACTAGCGTGGGCAAGAACATTTCCAGGTAAAAAAATTGTTGGTATTGATATTGCAAGTCCAAGCATACAGCTATGCGATGAAAACGACAGTTATACAAAGCAATTTACAAATGCTATGAACGGGGTATATAATTTGCACAGATTACCTATGAAAGAGATTTGCAATATTGACCTTTATTATAATAAAAATGCTTATGAAATGGACGTTGCTAATCAATATCTAGAAATTTATGGAAAACAAATTTTTTTCATCAATGATGGTAAACAAGACGGAATAGCACACCACAAATTTAAAGAGTCTTGGAGTCCACTACTACTACCAGGGGGAGTTCTTCTTCAAGAACGTATAGCCCGTAAAGGATACGATGGCATCAGAATAAATCAGATGAGAAAAGCAGTCCAGGGAGAATGGCTAGTGTATGATTGTAGAGAATATGTACAATTTGAAAACCCAAATGCTAATGGATTTTTAGGAATTTGGTCACGCAGCCCTGATTTCTGGATAAATGTTTTAAAAGACTTCAAACGTGTGACGGATCCCGAATCACAAATTGAACCCAAATACCAACTTCCAGATGACGATAACATATTATAATAGACATATCTGTAGTGACGTGTTATATTATAAAAAATAAGGAAAATTTATGAGTTACGTAGACGGCTTTCTTGATAGGGAAGCTGACAAAATTCACATCGTAGAACGTGTAAACGGCAGGCGCGAATATCGCGAATATCCTGCACGTTACACGTTTTATTACCCTGATCCACGCGGTAAGTTTACCAGCATTTTTGGTGACAAGCTAGAGCGTGTAGTATGCAATACTGGCAAGAAGTTTCAAGCTGAAAAGAAAATCCACGGACACAAAAAGTTATTTGAGAGTGATATCAATCCAGTGTTCCGCTGTTTGGCTGACAACTATATGGATGTGGAAGCCCCAGAACTACAACTAGCATTTTTCGACATTGAGGTTGACTTTAACAAGGATTTGGGTTTCGCCAATCCAGAAGATCCTTTCAATGCCGTTACTGCTATTGCAGTACATCTAAGCTGGCTAAAGCGCACAGTATGTTTAACTATCAAGCCCAAAACACTCACCAAAGAAGCAGCACAGGCTATTGTTGATAAGTTTGACGACACAATTCTGTTTGATACTGAGGCCGAACTACTTGAATCGTTTATTTCATTAATTGACGATGCTGACGTACTCAGCGGTTGGAACAGTGAAGGCTTTGATATTCCATACATTGTTAACCGTATTCAGCGTGTACTAAGTAAAAGTCACACACGGCAGCTATGCCTGTGGGATAAGTTTCCAAAGCCAAAAACAGTTACCAAGTTTGGTAAAGAAAGCGGCACATATGAACTCATGGGCCGTGTACATTTGGACTATTTGGAACTGTATCGCAAATACACATATCATGAAATGCACAGCTATAGTTTGGATGCGATTGGTGAGTATGAACTTGACGAACGCAAAGTAGAGTATGAAGGTACACTTGATCAGCTATACAACAATGACTATGAAAAGTTTATTGCGTATAACAGACAGGACGTTGATCTACTGGTAAAGCTGGACAAGAAGCTACAGTTTATTGACCTTGCAAACGTGCTAGCACATTCCAACACAGTGCTACTACAAACAACTATGGGCGCTGTTGCACAAACTGACCAAGCTATTGTTAACGAAGCACATCAGCGTGGGCTTATTGTACCAGATAAAGATCGTAGCGAAAATAACTTTCAGAAAAACTATACACGCAACGTGCAGGCAGCTGGCGCTTATGTTGCTGATCCTATGAAAGGTAAGCATCGTGACTTGGGCAGTGTTGACTTAAACAGTCTGTACCCCAGTATCTTGCGGGCGTGTAATATGAGTACAGAAACCATCGTAGGTCAGGTGCGGCATATCTTTACTGCGCCAGGCATTGACGAGAGTTTCAATAAACACAAGGAAAGCCCAGTAGCACGTTACTGGGAAGGCCGTTTTGCGACAGAAGAATATGAACTCGTCATGAACCGTGACAAGGTAGAGAGATTGCATCTTGACTTTGAGAATGGCGAAAGTTACGAGCTAACAGGTGCTGAGATTTATGAACTAATCTTTAACAGCGGACAGCCCTGGATTATCAGTGCCAATGGTACTATCTTTACCTATGAGAAAAAAGGTATTATTCCTGGACTACTGGAACGCTGGTATGCTGAACGTAAAGACCTACAAAAGAAAGCAAAAAGTTTCAAAGGCGTAGACGATGAGCAGTTTGCATTCTGGGACAAACGACAGCTAGTTAAAAAGATTAACTTGAACAGTTTGTATGGTGCGTTGCTGAATCCTGGCAGTCGTTTTAACGATCCTCGTCTAGGACAAAGTACAACACTAACAGGACGGTGTATTGCACGTCACATGGCAGCAGAACTTAATCGTGTTATTGCTGGCGAGTATGATCATCGTGGCAAAGCTATTGTTTACGGCGATACTGACTCAACATACTTTAGTGCATATCCTATACTAAAGGGGCAAATTGATGCCGGTGAGATCAAGTGGGACAAAGAAACTGTTATTCAGTATTACGATGCAGTCAGTGAGGAAGTCAACACCAGTTTCCCTAACTTCATGAATCGTGCGTTCCATACAACAATGGAACTGGGTGAAATTATTGCAGCAGGTCGTGAAGTAGTAGGAGCAGCAGGTATCTTTATTACTAAAAAACGTTATGCACTGCTGGTATACGATTTGGAAGGTAAGCGTGAAGATGTTAACGGTAAGCCTGGTAAGATTAAAGCTATGGGACTTGACCTCAAGCGTAGTGATACCCCAGGGTATATGCAGGACTTCTTAAGCGAAATACTACTAATGGTATTGACAGGCAGTGGTGAGTCCGAGGTTATTGATCGTATTGTTGAATTCCGCAAGGAGTTTCGTGCAAAGCCTAGCTGGGAGAAAGGTACTCCCAAGCGTGTTAATAACCTAACACATCACACCAAAGTATTTGTTAACACTGGTAAATGTGGTATTGGACACGCCCTTGCGGCTATCAACTGGAATCGCCTAAAGAAAATGAACAGTGACGCATACAGTATTGACATCACAGATGGTATGAAAACTATTGTATGTAAATTAAAAAAGAATCCAATGAACATTACAAGCATTGGATATCCAACAGACGAG